GGGGGTTAAGTGAGATTGTCCTCGGTCCCGAGGCTACCAACACATCATAGCACGTTGAAAGCACTATAGACACGTAGACCGACCGCATGGCCCAAGATATCCGAGGGTTCGACATCTCTAAGACGTTCGACAACGTCTTACTCACAACCGTAACCAGTGAGCCCGACACCGACGGCGTACCCACCACGTTCCTGCCTCTCCGTCGGACTGGCAACCTCGCCCTCCGCAACCAGGGCCGCCTGCAAGACGGTTCGGGGTCTGAGATCCCGATGGTGTTGGCCCGCAACGCAATCGAGATCGAGTCGGATCCGGTCACTGCCTACTCCCCCATCCGCCGAGCCGATGCGGTTGGTCTCCAGGCCTCCTCCTTTATCTCATCCCTGATCTGGTCTTGACCCGCCATGCTCCTCCCATCTAACACCAGCACCAATGTTTTTCGTTCCCCCACAAACGTTGAGGGGGCCGAAGCCGGACGCCTGATTACTGTTTCGGTTAACTCTAGCGCCGTGAGCGACTGGCAAAAGAACTTCGTGCTCGTTACATCACTACTGCTTTGCAACAGGACATCCACCAACCTGTCCGTATCCGCAAAGATCGTAAACGGCATCACCGGTGCGTATATACTAAACGGACTTAATCTCCCACCCAACCGCTCCTACGACATAATCGACGGAAACAAATTTACCCTGAAAGAGGGGGATCAGGTGTTCGTGTGGCACAACAACACCGGCTCTAATGCCCTGGATGTGGTTATGTCTTATACCCTCCACCGTCCCCTCACCACCTACGACATCTGATGCTGGAGAATGTATACAAGGTTGACGGGAAATATCCTGACCCGTACCAGATTCGGCAAGAGCTGGATCGGCTCGAGGTCGAGCCAGGACCGAAAATTACCTACAATCAGGCCTTGTCGGAACTTTCAGACTCCGGGTTGTCAAGCCATCCCCTCCTTTTTCACCATTCCGTTGAAAGCTAGAGAGAAGGACACTTAGAATGCGGTACATTCCGAACCTAGAGGAGAACGTTTCTGTCCAAGTCTCCGAAGACAAAAATGCGTACATCAATATTCTTAACGTGGGGGCTAGTGGCCGAGGTGACCTGGAATTTACCGGAGTATTGACCGACGTCCAGGGTGGCATTGTAACCATAGGGGATATAGAAGACGAAGACGGAAATACGCTTTCCCAGTACCGTGACGTTTTAAAATCTGGCTCAAGTATACAGTTTTTCTCATACGGTTTAGTAACTACCCCCGACACTCCGATTTTATCGGTAGCTTCTAACTCTCAAGTTGGGGTAAATTTTTCTTCCTCACCTGGCACCAACTCCAACCTAAATACACTCCGGTACTACGTATTCGGGTTCGATCCACAGTCTGGCCGTGTACCGAATTTTCGGTCAGTGGTGGAAATCGGTACTAAGGTACTTAACCCGGATCTCTGGAACACTGAGCAATACGTCCAACTAACATTTTCCCGTACTTCTCAGTCGGCCTTGCCGATAATCTACCGGGTGTGGGGCAACCGGGTGGACTTTTTAGGAGTAATCGGTAACAACAAGGTGGGGTATCCGGGCTCCGGGAGTACGGTATTTCGGGATTTAGGGGTTACAGAGATTCCATCCTGGAGCATTAACCCGGTACTGCCTAGCTACTTGTCCGATCTGTTCTCGGTGTCAGGGACCGAAGTAGTGCAAATTCGGACGATGCTTGGGCGTGAACGGGTAGAGATCCTACCCGATATATTGGGCAGTCTGCCACCCTATATCCAGTGTGAGGGGTTATCCGAGTCCAGCCTGATCCAGGTTGGTAACACGGTGCGGTTTGTTACTGATGACACGGAGCACTTGCTTACCGCTCTATCTATGGCTGCATCTGGATCGGTCAAAGAGGTGTTTTTTCCAAACGGGACCTACAACATTTCCGATACGGCTTTAGTAAATACTCTGTCATTAGACTACTCTAATTTGTCACTACGTGGTGTAGGTGATGGCTCGGTTCTTCGTAGACTTCCCTGCACCTTGGGCAACCCATCCAACCCCGGTCTACTTAACTTCACAGGTCAATCTGTCTCTCCCCGTATTTCCGGAATCCGAATTAAGTCGATATCCATTGACGGGAATAGTGCTGAGACATACTCCCGAGTCTCCCCCATTACCACCGAGGTAGGCATTCAGGTCCGTTATGCGGACGGGGTTTTACTTGACGATTGCACGGTGATTGGATGTGGCGGTGGAGGGATCTCCCTGCTCAACGTCAACGGAGTATCCTTGACCTATAACTCAATTCGGGTTAGCGGAAGATCTTACGAACAGCCGGTTTCTCCCCTCGTCATCGATACGTGCGAGAATGTCGTCGCCCAGGGCAACCGCATGGAGCTGGCAACCACTGGACCCAGGGTGATTAGTACCGAGTTCAGCACCATAAACGGAAATATCATCCGGGGGTGCGGGGATCGTGGTATCAATGTGTCTACATCATCTCAGTGGAACATCCAAGGGAACTTGGCCTACAGCGACAACGACTCCATTATACAGTCGATTGATACTTACAATAACGAGTATAGCCGAGCAACCATAGAGGTACGGAAGGGGTTCGCTCTTGACCCTGTGTACATGACCGTCACCGTGGGAGGAGAGTCTGTCGGCATTGTAAAAAACTCCATCCGGGCTGAAATCTTCACACTTAATTCGGCCGGAGTAAAAGTCACCCCGGCTATCGGATCTTTCCGGGCTCTCGAGACCGCCGCACAACTCGATGCGGGAATTTTTTCCCTAACGTTGCCCGGCACCACCTCAGCCTCATTCGGAGGTAACACAATACCGGCTACCGGCACCCTTTCGAACACTGACGGATATGTGTACGAGGTCAAAGCTGACGTCCTGATCGGCGGGGGTTTCACCCCCCTCTCGATCCGTAGCGAGACGGTGGGTAGCAATCAGTACGTAGCCATAGCTCTCCGAAATTCCAGCGATCTGCTCGGATTTCGTATTTACTCTGAGTCCAGCGCCGAGAACGACCAGATCCGGATTGGAGGGTTTACCAACACCGGCCTGAGTGTCCTCGACCCCAATACCGCCTACACCGTTGTCGGGATAAGCACCGATAGCAACTCTCTTCTGCTCAATCCTATCGCCGGATTGTCTCTCTCCACTACACCGATCGAGTTCACGGGTTCTCCCCGAGTCCTGATCCAACGCTCTGACTACTTTGTCGCTGACGGCAACCTCTTCGTCCACACCTCCTGATAACCATGGCCAACAGACAAACCATCATCGGTAAGACCGCACCAGTGCCCCTCGGCCAACAGAAAGCCGTTAACTCGCTGCCGGTGGTGTTTGCCGAAGACCAGCCACCCATCCCCGTAGAGGAGCAGAACAAGATTCAGTCCGAGGTGGCATTGTCGTTGCTGGGGATTCCGAGAGCTGAAGTATCCCTCGGTATCTTCGCCGACGTAAACACCTACGATATCAACCCATCCGAGTGGTCCCAGGTTCCCCTAGAGAACGATCCGGATACCGGCACCGGTCTGAATCACCTCGCCCAAGAGGCTGGAGCCGAGCTCGTAGCGAGTGAGGGCCGGACGACCGTCCTCACGTCCAAACGTTTCTTCAGGTATCAGCCGGGACGAGTATCTTCCTCGACGATGGGCGTCAAGATGAACCGGACCGGGTCGACCTATTTGTCTTCGTCCATAAACCTAGCCGATCTGGACAAAAAGAATACTATGAAGGGGGCCCCCACTATCAAGAAGTGGGGAATCTTCGATAAATACGACGGATACTACTTCGAGATCAAGAACGGCGGCGATTCCAACGATTTTGTTTGTGTGCGTCGTACCCAAGCCCTGACACCCTCCCAACCCCTTGGTATCGAGTCCACCGGAGACGCATGGAACCGAGTAGCGGCTCTGAGCGGCACAAGCAACATCAAGGCTGGTAACTGGGGAGTGGTTGGCACTGATCCCGTTATCTACCGCAACGGCCTATGCTATGTGGCCGCCGCCATCAACGATCCGACACTGTGCTACGCGCCGGAGTCGGTCCGGGCCATCGAAGCCGCGCCCAGCACCCTCTCCGATTACGAGTCGGACTCGGGATATGCGGTGCGGATGGCATATCGTGATGCCGGTGGTGCGTTTGTTGAACACTTCGCCGGCCGACAATTCCAATTCCCATTCGACCAGAAAGAGCCCGGTACCTACACTTCGGGAGAGTATGAGTCCTGGCGCACCGGAACCCTATTCCTTAAGCCAGCATCGGAGTACATACGCCTCGACGCTCACTGCCGTTGGGAGGATCTGGTCACCAACCTTAGCCGGGGGGGCGGAACCGGCTTCAGCTCGGAGATCTCCTTGTCCGGAGACTCTTTGGCGGTTAGTGGTGACAACGCCCGCTTCGGGTACGACACCGCCCCCAGCGAAGCCAACAGCGGCGTCAAGGTATGGAACTTGCTGGTTACGGTGCAGGGAGGCACACAGATCTCCAACGCCCAGTACATCGCGGCATTCCCCACCCCCCACCGCACCTCCGCATACGATGTGGCCAATGCCAGTATCGGCCGGAAGAACGTCACCCTCAAGGAGTGGTTCAAGATCTGCGTACCTCCCCAGTACCGCACAGTGTACGAGTGGCGCCCGATCAGAGCGATGTTTAGCAACGACCAGTTAAACGGGCGTAGTGATAACGTTGTCCGATGGTCAGATGTATCTACCGCCAACGTAGATCCTACCCAAATTAGTGTCAAGCGACCCGGAGACCCAGTCACACTCAACGGCCAAATCCTCACAGATGCATCTGTGTACGACGTCGACTTTAGCAAAGTCACTATGTGGAAGATTGACTTCTCGTGGTACGGAGCCGTTGGTGCATTGTTCCTTTGTTACGTTCCCGTAGGGAATGGAGAGGCGAGATGGGTACGGGTGCACCACATGCGGGCTTCTAACCAACTCGATGTGGCATCGTTGGGGAACGCGACCCTCCCTATTACCTACCTCACCCACTCTGGATTGAATAATGGCCTGCCGGGCAACAAAAGCACGTTGGTTAAGTATGGGGCCAGTTATTACATTGACGGTGGGGACAAAGGTACTGTTAAGTTGTTGTCTAAGTCCTCCGACTATGCTAAGGATGTGGCATACAGTGGTCTGAAGACTTCAGTGGCCACTGCTCCAGTCTCCAACTCCTTCAGCATCTTATCCAGCGTAGTCGCTCAGGCAGACAAAGACCAGCTAGTGGGCGCATACCTCAAGACCGACTCCACTATGCGAGTGATCTGGGCTGAGAACGACAGCACGAACCGGGTACAGCTTTTCTTCAACAAGGCAGCCACGTTTTTGAGTAATGGAGAGGCCATCGAGCTCATCGTCCCCCGGCGCCAACGCGCCATGATCGCTCTTAGGGCTAAAGACGAAGTGACAAACACCACCGGAACCCAGATCCGGAACAGGATCCAGCTCTACCCTATCAAGTATGGGGTGGGCGTGACCGACTCCAGCAGCGTAAGCAACATCCTTACCCTCAACTTCATCAAAAACCCCCTCCTGATCACTAACAACCTAAACAACTCGACACTAGGCCAGACCGTGCCGATTGTCCTGTACACTACCGCCGGATCCTCCCAACTTGGGTTTAACCTGGGGTCCGGCACCATCCCCCGGGAGGTGTTTGCTACCCGGACGGTGGGCGGAGTCACTGAGGTCGGCAACATCTCAAGCGGGGACTTTACCACCCTTCAGGGCATCCTGGCCTCGGATGGCAAGTATCTACACTGCTATATGCGCGGCATCGGGACGGGCTCGGTCCCGGTGGGAGGTTTCGCCTCCACCCCTGCTGTATCCGAAACCCCCATCCTGGTGCGGTTCTTCCGCAAAGGGACCAAGTATTACGTGCAGAACTACTCGGCCCAGAGCGAGCCGGTCACCGTATACGGATCACCCCTTCCGATCCGTATGTATAATTTTAACGCTCAGGGTACGATCACAAACTTCACCGGAACCTTTACCCACTCCAAGTACGAAGACCAGAAGAAGTGGAATGAATCGGACCGGGTAGGAGGTTTTGAATCAATCGCCCAGTTATCCGGTGCGTCGGTGTCGCAGGACTTCCGTCTCGCGCCAGTGGCCTACACCGGCAGTACCATCTTCTCGCTATACACTAACCGCGGCGGCTCCCAGTATGATCTAACCGATTACTTCTCCTACAACAAGGAGTATATCTCGTATCCTCTAACCAACGAGGTGGATATCCTCTGCGCATACGCCATGTGGGAGTCTACATCGGCCACTACGCAACCGACAACCCGACTTGTCAGTGGTCAACTCTATGACCTGGGAGGAGCAGTGAGTAAGCGATCGATCCGGGCTGACAAGACACCACCCCGTCGCAGTCGTGGCATTAAACAGATGGTGGATATCAGGGGGTTTCCCCTGGCCACGGAACAGGGAGCTCCCCTTGTTACTGAAAAGGAGGAGTATCGTCGGAGTGAGTATGGGTCCGACACTGCACCGAGTGTAGTCCTGGACTCCGAATCGTACAGGGACGATGCGTTAAGCACTAAAAACTCCTTCAGCAAGGGAGATCCGGCCTCCCTGCCGATCATCGAACAATTCTCCGAGCAAAGTGAAGTATCCAGGTCGTTGCTGGGTGTAAACCGAGAGACTACTCAGCAGGGGCTGTTCGGTAATGTCTCGACCTACGGGCTTGACTCCAAGGATTGGCGAGTTGATCGGGAGAGATATTTTGATAGCGAAGATCGGTGGTGGTGGACAAGACGTCCAAGTGCAACTGGGGATTACTTCCCGGTGAGATTTAGCGAGGACGGAAGGAACGCAGCTATTGTACTGTCAGCCAATCCCACTCCATTCCTCGAACCGCCCAGACCTAGAATCCAAGATCAGCTAATCAACCCTGGTGGGGCGGAACGTTACACGGGGTGGGGTCAATACCTGAACTCGGTAGTAGCTCTATACCTATTCCGATACGTAGTCGAGAATTTTTCTGAGAGTCAGTGGGAACAGTTCAATATGGGGTATATGCTAGACACCTACCCCCCAACCCGTAACCCCGACGGTTCCTACACCCTTAACGAGCTATACTGGGACAAGATCTGGCTAGATATCAAACAAAACCGATTCGGGCCCATCAGCAACTATCCCATAATCCCCAGCGGCCGAGCGTACAACTTCAACAACGCAACACTAAATAACTGGAGGACAAACCCGTTACTGTGGGGATCCAGTAGTGTCATTATCTCCGAAGCTACCAGCCGATTGCCCCAGAACCTGAGCGTCTCCTGGGACAGCTTCTTTTTCAGTGCAACTAGGGCATACTACCCCGAGGGACGTTCCGAAGATCGGGGGCATTACCGTATCCGGACAAATCCGTCCCCCGACCTGTGGGAGAAATATTTCGGACTGAGGTGGGAGGAGGTTCGTAGTGACTTGAAATTGTGGGAGTTCCGCGTACATTCAGATGAGTCTAGCGTCACACAGCTAGAGCGCGACCTGAAACTCCCCTACTTCGTCATCAATGCCCCCCTTCTCGCCGATCGAGCCAACAATGTGTTCTCGGACACTTGGCCGTCTGAAGCCTTTGGTAGTCAGATAGATCTGCCCACCAACACAAACCGTATCGGTGGAGTCCAGGGGATCGATACAGAGATCACCCTAAAATCAATACGATCATTTCGGTATCAGCCGGGACGGATTAGCGGATTCACATACGGGGTGAAAGTTAGCGAGATTGGGGCGGGACCCGGTACTGTAATCGAGTTTGGTATAGAGAATGATACCGACGCGTACATGTTTCGTCTCAGCAATGGGGCCAACCTCTCTATAGTTCGCCGCTCCACCGTCCCCCTAGAGGACACAGCCTTTCTCCAAGATGCGAAATACCCTGAAAATACAACCGAAATCGTAAGGTCCGGCCAAGTACAGTATGAGACTTTGATCGGCCAAGACACCATGAACGGTGACCCGTTGGGTGGTGAAGGAAAATCCGGATACATTCTAGACCTGGACACAGTCACCATGTACAAGATTGAGTTCGGGTGGTACGGTGCCATCGGAGCTAGATTCTATGCTTACGTCCCAACCGGGAATAACGACTGCAGATGGGTGACCCTCCACACCCTGGTGATAGAGAACCAGCTAGGTAGCCCGTGTCTCTCCGACCCGTTCTTTTACTTCAAGTATCGCCTGCTGGTTGGAGATTCCTCAACAATCCGAGTCGACCAGTACATTAATAAGTTCGGGGCGTCATACTATATCGATGGGTACGACGAAGGCACTTTGTACGGGCTGAACGCCCAATCCAAGGTGCAGTATGTCCCGAACCCGGGGTTTTCTGAATCCAAAACTCAGCTCAACGCTATCGACTGGATCACTCTGATGGGGATCAAACCCCGCCTGTTTCTGGTAAACCGATTCGGGACCGAGCTCTACAACAGGAAGGAGATTTTCCCGGAAAACATCTTTGTTTACTCCCAGCAAGACTGTGAGATCAAAATCGTGCGGCAGAAGGGTTGTCCGGAATGGGCCTATACTAACCAGGAGGGGTACAGATGGACCCAACTCCCTGCAGGTCGTAGGTTCAAGGGTAAGTTCACCATCGACCCATACTTCACCCAGAACAACACGGCTCTTGGTATTTCCGGAGGCTCTACCTCCAGCGCTGTGGCCGCTTACAGCACCTCGTCTGGGGGGGGATTCAGAAACCCGGCGACACTGGACTTAGGGGTTGTAGGAGACCAGGTACTGCGGGTCCTTGGGGACGATCTGTACGCGCTTGCTGCTACCCAGGTAGACTTCGGAACGTTTGCCGTCAAGCTCCAGCGTGATAGTCGGCGCTCTCTGTACCTTTCGAGCCGAGAACGTATCCCAACTTACGAGAATGTTTACTTACCGAACCTGTATGCCCCAGTGGCTCCTTACTCCCAGGGATACGATGTCGAGTTCGATTACTTTAGGCGTGACCAGATCCTCCTGAGCACGGTGGATGTGTTATCCGATGAGTTTTATATCTACTGGGTAGGGGGACCGGGTAACGGAATCACCGGATCCGGGCATGCTAGCTCTCTACGGTTTGGATTTGCGTGGCCGGAGACCAGCGACTCATCGGACGACCTCTACGCCACTGAGCCAGACTCCAACTGGGGTGTAGAACCAGACACGGAGTGGGATGGGCAAAATTTCTACGAAGGACTTCCATACGACCTTGTTAACGACCACTCCGCAAACATTATCTATGTGGAGACTAATCCCACTCTAAAAGTCGATACGTACAATCGGGAGATCGGTGAGTTCTATAATTACCGGCACATTTATGACTTAGAGGATGAACGTATTGCCGTTCCAGGCTCTGAGGGTGGGGTGTGTCACGGTTTATTTTGTAAAGCTGGACGAGAAACACGTGATAACGTCTCCATCATCTCGGAGATAGACCCTATCACCAGCACCACCAATTACTTCGTATCGGATCTGGAGTCTCCTTGGCCCAACCTGGGCACCGAGCAGTACGATGTGACCCTGGCGCAGGGTGTTTCTACCGTTACCGTATCAACTACTGGGGGGATCACGCGTACTGTGGANGGGGGCGTCACACTGTACCTTCTTCCCATCGGGACCTCTTTACCCCCAGGTATAGCGACCGGCGGGGTCTCCGTCTCTTACAACATCGTCTATATCGCCACAATCGACAAACGCTCNAGGGTACGTCAGATCCTCGTATCTAAGATCGCGCCGGGCGATCTCCCCTTCCTCAGGGTGTTTGTCCAGGGGAGGCAGGGGGCCGAGCTAGGTGGGGTATGGGTGGGTCAGAAAACAGCCCGAGGGGTAGACGTACGCCCCTTCACCCCTCACCGCAGCACTGTATCCATCTCCGACCAGGGTGTTTCGGATTACCATAGCCAGTGGTCTAATAGCCCTCAGACAGATGGAGCGGTTAAGACGATCGCGACGTATACCCACCCCGATCAGCTAGGACTTTCCACCGCTCCCACAGCCGATGCCAGCGAATCCGACCTCGAGTCGTTCAAGTCCGTTCATACCAACCCCCGCAAGTGCGGTAGTTTCCTATCTCCCGGCGGTACCAACTCGGCCGGCATCTTCACCAACTCCCAGTACCCAATCCGGTACCTGGGCAGCCCGGGCCAGGCCATTCCTCTCGCAACCTACTACGTATCCGCTAACACCCCTACCCAAATCGATCTGAATACTGTGTTCAACATCTCTGCCGAGAGTATTGTCAATGAAGATGACGGTAACCTGGCCACATTTTTTATCGCCCGCTCCCTCAACAACCACGACGAGACATCCAACGAGATCTACATGTCCCTGAACTACACAGAGCAGTGATGGCCGTTGAAAGCAAAATAGAGAAGTAGATACCTAACGCGTGATGAGCGAGACCCCATTTACCAGCTTCGGTAAATTTTCACGCCCGGATATAGGCCTGCTATCAGATAGTACTCAGAACCTCGCGGAAATCTTTGACTCGGATAAACGAGAGGCGCTTAGGAATATTCAGATTCGCCCGGAGATTCTCGATTCCCTGTACAAGGTCTCCGAGGACATCACCCGGGACGATTTGCGTTCCGCATCTGGACTGTCTCGCCTCCTATTGCCGTCACTAAACCAACTGGATGAGCTAACAGATTACCGGGTTCCCACCACCCTCTATGTGGATAAGGAGTTCTACAGCCCAGAATTCCCACTGGGTGGTGCTGGCTCGCCAACTCTGAACACCCCCAATGTCATCATTTTTAACGGCTCCATTCAGTGTTCTGGAGCGCAGTACCGGGCGAATACAATCGGAACAACCCTTTTCTCAGGTCAAGTACGACAAAACGTCTCCCTGTCTTCATCTCGTGCCAGCCTGTTTAATTCAGAATCCGACCCTGCCAACGTGGGGTACCTTCTTAGAGCTAGATACCCCGGGGCTATACGAGTCAGGCGCCGATCCCACGTCAATCGTATCGTCCTCCCCAAGTCATCTTTTCTGACCAAAGCCCCAGTAGTTGAAAAACCCACCCATGCCATCACAGTAAATATTGATAACGGCAATACTGGCACCAGCACTCCGGTTCGTTTGCTGGCGACCAAAAATACCCCACTCAGGGTATATTGTAGAATGGCTACCGGGCAAGTGAAATTCACTTTCACCGACTCTGACGAGGCGTACTTTTTCGGGTATCAGATCCAACCAGCCCAGCAACGCCCTAACTCCCCCCTAGTCGAGTTTCTCCCAGTCAGCGGTGATAACCAAAGTGTCGGGTCGTTAACGTATACTCTGAATATTGACATAACGACCACAGGGTACCAGAACCTCTACGATTTGTACCTGTACTTGTATGTTGACCCCGAAAAGGTGGCAGGTATTGAATTTTCCGGTATTGATATTAGGGAATTTCCAGACCGTAAGGATCTAGGCCTTATCGGTTTTAATAACCTCCGCACATTCAAGGTGTCGGAAGGGTCGATGACCATCCTGCCGTTATGGCTAAAGACCCTCAGGACTAAACTGACCACTCTAGACCTCTCCAGCAGCGGTGATACTTGGAGAAGCGGCCCGATGGGATACTTCGACTATCGGAACCCGTCCGCATCTGCCTCGTTCTCCATACCTCTATACACAGCCACCAGCTACCTGACGATTCCACAAACCGGTACAATCGTGAACGAGAACGGCACGGATTGGAGCGGGTCTAGCGGATCGGGTGGCTCCAGAGTAGTCGGGAAGTTTGAAAAGTACATCCGTAACCAGTCTCGCACAGCCGGCACTGACTACCGACAGTTTTCCTCCTTGACATCACTCTCCCTCGGAGACCGCTTCCTAGGTCTTAACCCTCGCCTCGATGATGTCTTCCCGAATCTAGTCAACCTATCATGGTCTAGGAAGGGGGGAGACAACAACCAACGCAATTACCGTTTCTTAGAAGGAGCGCTACCGAAGATAAATAATAACGGAAACCTAATCAACTATGACATCGAGCAGTCTGGGGCCCAGGGATCTCTAACGGATATCGGGACATCGACAACACCAACAGACGGCGGTCATATCTCGAAGTACCGGATGGTAAATTTTAATGTGGGTGGAAAGTGGGTACTGCGTAATGTGATTTCTGGGTATATCGGTAATCCGGCCGAAGACTGGTCGAACTGGTTCGGGAATACGGCATTTATCAGTACCAGGTATACAGGATCCGGTACCCGAATCAACCTGCAATCGTCTGAGTGGAGCAAGCTAGTAACTCTAGACGCCCCATTCTCTGGTGGTGCCCAGCTAGGAAATTCTTCTCTACCTATCCGGACACCGTCTCTCAGATCTCTAGATTTATTCGCTTCCGGTACAACTGGTCAGATGTTTGGATTGGGTGGAGTAGGGGACACCTCCGACCTAAGAGTGATCAATATCGGAGCGTGTAACAGTCTTTCCCCTGTGATATCCAACAGCATTGACTACCTGCTGCCTAATAATTTCGCCTCGACCAGGGGAACAGGTAACGAGCATCGCTTAGAGCAAATCTACGTCCACTATTTCAGCCCCTCATACCATCTCCGATCGAAAGATCTAATTAACCTCCACAATCTCACCCTCTTTTACTCGGAATATAGCAACCTCACAGGGCGTTTCCCCAAATTTTCGAGTCAAAATGATGCACGGGGTCTGAGTGTACGTATAAATCGGTGTAATTTTTACGACCTGACCCCACTGAGTATTAATCAGTCCAATACGTTTTTTGTCACGAGATGCTCGAGATATAGTGGCGTGGGACCAAAACGTTAGCGGAGGGGGCTCCCTCCTCCCCTCCTTTGAGGGTACATCCACCAGTGGAGTGACTAGGGTTGATATAGGGGGATCTCAAACATCAACTTATCCGTTAGACTGGTCAGTTACCTCCCTACGGGATAGTTGTGTGAGGAGTGGTGACCCGGCTACCAGTATCTCCGGATTGTCTATCACCCGTAGTACACAACCCGACCCAGACGATAGCGTGTACACGCTAACCGGTGCTAGTAACTTCAGTCAATTAGTTATGGTTGGGGATGAAATTCGATTAACTGAAAACGGCCCGGGTGTGGCGAGAGTACTGTCAGTAACTAATTCCAGCGCTATTATCAGCTCCGATATTCCAGGGTCTATTCCCAGCCAACTGTACTTTTCTCGTCAAACTAACGATATCTCGGAGTGGTTTCAGGGTGGTTTTAGCTCACTACGGGTATTCCGGGCATATAACTGCAGACTATCTGGGACTCTAAATATCCGTAGTGGATTTAATTCTCTAGTTGACGAGGAGAATATAGCCTTAGACTTGAGAAGGAATATGATCTCCGGGTATCAGGTCGGGTCACTAGGTAAAGTGTTCTCGGGTGATAGTAGAAAGATCACCGTAGACCTGTCTGGTAACAATTTACCAGAGTCTTCTATTAGGGATATAATATCGGAGATATCACTAATTGACTCTACTGGAAGATTTAGTAACTGCAGGATTAGGGTTGGATTGAACAAGCTTGACAGCTCAGGGTCGTATGTAAATTACCCCCAGTCTGAAATTTTCCCAGTCTCTATCCTCTCAGGTCCAGATCGGGTAACATCTCTGTTCCGGGATGAGGTATTTAACATCTATACCCAGGTAACCACTACTGACGAGTTTGGGAATGAATCTACTACACGGGTTATTGTGGGCACTAAGACCGTTCCTATACCCGGAGAACTGGTGGGCGGTGTATACTACAAAACACTGACTCAGAAAACTCAGACCATTGTAGAAAATCCATCGGCCCTACAGTTTAAACAGTTACTCGGAATTCGTATAGACCTGGGATTTACTTACGTCCCCCCTGACACTTCCCCCACCGTAGTATCCTCTGAGTACCTTGTCACCACCACGAGAAACCAGTCAATCATCGATGCGGGTTACGACCCAGCTAATCTCGCCAGCTAACCATGTCCTCAGGTCTCTTTACCAAATTAAATCTTTCTGAAGATGGGTTAAACGCCAAAGAATCTCTGCAGAAGCTATATGGTCCTCAGATCGAAGAGGATATCAACCTATTTGCGTTTTCTAGTAGCCTCCGGTCTACTATATCATCCAGTTCCTCGACAGAGGACAACCAGATATACGCTCTAGTGAATAAGCCATACACCGACGGGTCGGGTAACAATATCCTTCGAACTCAGATTGTCACAAATAGATCTACGTTCTCTGAAGGCAACAGTGTGTGGTTTGATAGGATATCCGGCATTGCTTTTGACCAGCGTGGGACATCACCAACCACCGGCTCGCCAATATACGTATCCGATAATGGTGTTCTGGTTCGAGTTAGTGCGATAGGAACAGGTACCCAGTATAGTGCCAGAGGTCCGAGCGGAAACGAATTATCTTACCCCGCCACCGTGTCCGTAAACTTAGTTGGCATGGAGTCAGGCTCGAGGGATGCCGTGGTGAACGTTACCGTGAACTCTGACGGCAGATTGAGCCGAAACACCCAGATAGTGTCCGGCGGGACCAGATACACCCCTAATGAGCTTCTACAGCCCATTCCGGCCTGTGGGGAGTTTGACAGCCCAGTGGGGGATAAGTGCATTAGGTACCCGGGCAACGCCCTGTACCACGATACCTTCGAATCCGGATCGGTGGGGTACCAGGCCTTATTCCGCAACGAACGCTACACGTATACCGTCCGTGCTACCTCCAGGGAAGGGTTCTCACTGTACGATGAGGTGGCTGGAGACTGGATGTACCTCGGTGCTGCATATAATTCGGTCCAGTTAGTTCCTCCTCTCCCAATCCCTGCCCTGAGGATATCCCGGTCGGATACACTCTCCTCGAGGAATTTAACCCAACTATATAGGCTAAACGGCCGCTCGCAATTTTTCTCCTACAATGAGTCATACAGTCCAGAAGAATCCTTATCAGATAATGTCCGAGAGATATCTCAGAGGGTAGAATCCTTCCGTGGAGACCTTTCGTCCTTCGTACAGAATGTACAGGTGCAGAGTGAAACTAGCGGTCTGGGGACCCCCGTCAACCGCCTCAGGGGTGCGAACATTGTTTCCGACTACCGGGTTATCTTTAGAGACCCAGATGGTGTTCTAGATGATCCAGACATAGACTTTCTCACCCTGCGGGACTCTACTTCGGGGGAAGGGCAAGTGAGAATAGGGGATGACACAGTACCCGGAATCTGGCTATTTACCGGGCAAAAGTATCAACGCGTATTTAGCGGGGATGACAAACCGTTTTTCAGTCAAAGCGGACTCAGCTATCTGAGCCCCATACTCACCAAGTTCGACGGTGCGGGTGGACTTACTCCGGCCTTAGAGACCGGAAATAACAAGTACAGTATTAGCGCTGGACTCTATAAACCCAACGAACCACTCACCAACTCTTCAGTGCGGGGATTTGGTACCATCCTGGGGGTTTTAGTACAAAATCTCTCTGCCGCTAATAAACCATCCGATGGGGGATTTGTGTACCACCGTACTCTGGCGGTGCAGAACAATATTCGCGGCATAGTGGACTCTTGGCCTCTATTCTCTTATCGGGATAACGGAGGAACTATCCGAGACGCCAGAATTCTGGCGATCTAAAGTTTCACGTAAGCGTAATACGAATCCTTTACCTTTTCCCCGTTCCCAATGTGTTCGATCTGGTCGTCATCGTATAGGTCCGGATCCGGTGAGATATCCACCCGTAGACGGTGAGTATAGTCACTGGCATCCAGTACCGAGTCAAGTAGCTCACCGGGGCTTAGGGTCGCAATTACATCCGAGAGATTCTGTGCTGAGAACTCAAGACGTTCAACTATCTCGAGGCTATTTCCACCCAGATCCGTCTTAGTATGGTCTCCCCAAAACACATTGTAGTTTCCGGGGGGTTTTGAGTTGTACAGGTCCGTATCGCTGATGGCAATACTAGAGAGGAGAGGATTTTCGATAGCATAAGGCGGGTAGCATAGGCCTCCACCAAATTCCGGCAAATCAAATCCGAAGGGGGTAACACGACTAGAGGGTGGTAGGGGGATTTCGCTCAGAGAGGCATCAAAACCTGGGTTGTACGTGAACTTAAGCACATCGGAGAAGGAAATCCCTTCCCCGTTATCAACTAAACCGTACTGAAATGCTGCGTTTTCTTTGGTGTAAAACCTGACAAACTTTGTATCAAACTGGGACCTCTCGCTCCCCCCGGTTAGGATCGATGCCAGGGTAGTCGAGAAACCCAGAAGATTGTAATTTACCCCTCCCACACCGACCACAACTTTCTCCACCGACAACACCAGAGGTGCTACGAATTCCTTAACATTCACCGTAAAGGCTAGGTTGTCAGCAACCTGAGTGGCAGTAACTGTGACCGGTAACAACCAAGCGTCATCTGTGAAAGGGGGGAGACCGAGTACAGTCGGGTCGTCGCTGGTTGATATGGCGGTTAAGTTGCTCCGCAAGTAGTACTTGTTTTGTCTCCCATCGGGGGATACGGGTGCCCACATGTATAGCTGAGCGATCCTAGAGACCGTGTTGGCAAAAGCCACTGTTTTATGATTTGGATTCCCCCCAAGATCATTAGCCCCGAGCAGGTTAGCATCTGTTCCAGTAGAGCTGTTGATAGGTAGGGCGTTTATGATAATCTTGCCCCCCTCACCCAGGAGGTTAGGAGTCAAAAGCAATCCGGTGTAGTTTGAACCTCTATCCCCGCTGGGGCTATACCTAGCCTCTCCAATGAGTATATTGGGCCGGTTACTATAGACTCCTAACCCATTCCCGTATAAGCCTAATCCGGGGGGAATCTGATTGCAGTGACGATTTAAACGTATTGCGCAGTAGTCCGTCCAAGGGGGTATTGGTGACTGAAGAGCTTAACGAACGGTCATACCGATTGCCCTCGGTAGTTTTCCACCAGTCAGGACGGGAATCGTATGTCACCTTCTGGATGTCTGGTGTATACGATCCACTAACCAGATCTGCGTATGTTCTTTGCCCGGGCCCCGGGGAAGCAATCCGGCCCTTCCACAACGCCGTCAGATTGTTCTCGAATGCGGTAGTACGGAGGGGGGATATAACCAGCGTATGCGATCCGGCCACAAACCCCGTCGATGTGCTGGAGACAACGGTACCGTCGGTAGTGAGGTTGATTGATACAGGGGACGTGAATATATTGCTGCCTCGGGCCGTGATGCGGTAAGTTACCGAAGCGTCCGGATCCTCCAAGACGTCGATAATCTGGGCTAAAGTCCCCCCCGTGATGCTCCAGGATCCATCCGTGCCAACCAGGTTAACGGTGTGAGTCTGGCTATAGAATGTCAACTCGCTCGGCACACTGGTGGTCTTGATGAAGATGTCGGGCTCGGAGGGTACCAGGACACCTGGCTGAGCTTTATCCGGACCTCCACGTAACATCCGGATCGTTATGGGTACGTAGGCTACCCAGTCATCCGCTCCAGGACCAGTCACATACTTAAACCTCCCGTCAACCATACTAGTCCCGAATGTGGCACTAGAGATATAAGTATCGCTGTTCTCCTGTGCCGAGTTGGTACGGGTGTCGAATACGTTTACCCAGTATCCCGGGCTGCTACCAACTGCCATATCAATCCGGACCAGGACATTAGTTTGTACCTGGAAGCTGTAATTCCCCGCCGTAACCCTCAGATATCCGTCCCACCTAACTCCCCAGTTATACTGCTCTCCTCTTAGGGGTGATGGTACATCCAACCACCTCATATTGGAGTCTTCAGTGATGGTATCGTTCTCCTCAACACCTAGCAAGAACCGTTCAGTTGCAGTCCAGCGGGTCTCGACATATTCCCGGCTAAACCAATACCCTTTGGCCACATCTGGGACGGCTATCCCACCCTCACTACGTAGCACCGCCAACGACGTCCCCGGGCTGATGTCATCAGCCCCCCCAGGACCAGCTACAGAGAGATCGTTAGGGGCCTGCGTAAACCACAGCGGCAGGTTGACCACGGAGTAGGGCCGTGTAAGGCGAAAAAACACAGTAGGGAATACGCTAGACCCAAGGATCTCCCGGATACTAACGAGGCTGCTAGCCCCCTCGGCGATAGTCCACACCGATCCGGCGGCGACCAATCTCAACGCAATCCCGGATCCAGACAGACTGATCGGCTCCAAAAGCTCGTATCCGGCTACATCCAGCACCACCTCGGTCTCAGTGCCCAGGATCTCCGACACCGTGAGCGTAGTGGTTTTATCAGGCTTCCTTAGCCCGGTTACCGTAACGCTGCTGCCGGTAAATGAGAATTTAACATACCCTATCTCCTCCGGGGTGGTTGCCCGGTAAAACTTGGCGTCCGGGCCACTATGAAGTCCGGGGAAACTTCCCTCTCCGAAGTAAGAGTTGGCCAGACTTATCCTATCTTCGATACGGATTCGGGGGCTAGTTGAGACTTGGCTTCCTAGTGAACCGCCCCCGATGCTAGCTCCGGACAACGGGGATAGGAACTGTTTATCAATCTGCTCGTAAATAAAATCCCCCGTCACTCCCCAGTCTACCCCGTTGAACGGGCGACCGTACAGATTGCGTTCCGCAACATCTAACTCGGACAGTTTGTCCAGGATGTTGTCTAGGGCTTTGGGGGGGTTTTCTATATCGGATAGGGCGCTGGACCTCTTCAGTCCGACAAAATTAGAGTCATTCTCCCGTCGTGGTGACGCTAGTCGTAATTTTCTCAGCAGAGTCGATTCGGCTAGCCGATCGAGTCCAGGGGTCCTATCGACACGTGTCGCCATGAATCAACTACTGCTATCCTATAGGGCTTTCAACGTTGAAGGCATGGTAGATACACAACTAATCAACGTGGCACAAAAACTACTAAAAGCTACTGAGAGCACGGTGTTCCTAGTAGGGCAGATTATCTTCTGCCTGGTGTTCATATCCTCCTGTGAAATCCCTAACTGGGTGTACGGTCCGCGATCCACCAAGGAGTGTGTCGACCGGTGGATGTTCACATCAGGATTGTTCGTGCCTTCGGGTATTCAGGCCGGGCTAGGAAACACTCCCCCAGCCCGGACTAGACGTCCTACCCCCCATACAGATCCTGATACGATTTGATTACTTCCTTGACGAATTCCGACCGGACGATGTCGTCCATACCGAACTCTACACACCCGACAAAATCTTCCAAGTGAGCGAGGCGGGACCGGGCGTCGGACAGGCCATCCCGCCCGAATCGGTTAGCCAGATCCCGTTGGATCACATCGCCGAGTAGGGCGATTGTGCTGTGATCTCCTAGACGGGAGAGGATTGTCAGCACCGAATGGCTGGTGGCATTCTGCATCTCGTCCGCAATGATCATGCAGCGGTGCAGGGAGCGTCCCCGTAGATGTTCGATGGGCAAAAACTCGATGATCTTTTTGTCCAGCAGATAATCGCCTTTGCCCTTGGCCATAAACACGCTCAGAGCATCTCGCAGTGACGCTACGTGCGGCTCAAGCTTCTCCATCTCCGTGCCGGGCAAATACCCGATTCCCTTCTCGCCCGGCGTATCGACAATTGGCTTGATGTAGTAGATCTTGTCGATCTGCCGCTTCTGTAACTTCTCGCACGCGATAAACACCGACAACAGGGTCTTAGCGGTACCGGGGGGACCTGTAAGCACCGTCAGAGTCTTATTCCGCAGATGGTCCAGAGCTTCCCGCTGACTCTCATTCATTGGGTGGATGGTCCGGACACCATCCCCCCGTGTCGCCGGCAGTCCGTACGCGATCTCATCATACCCTGGTACCGAAGCCTCTGTCACTTTGTCCTTGCGAGTCCGTGTTGCTCGAGCCATTAGGGTTAGTAGTTACGAGAAACCGGGCGGCAACACACAACATGCATTACAGCCCGGTCGAGGGGATTGAATTGCTTTTGGGTCAAAGGTGTGTCCTCATCCCTTACTAAGCTTTCACCAAGCGAATCCGGTAGCCATATCGAGAGTCGGAGTGTTACCGCTAAGATGACCCGGCAACCGGTGAATATTCACCCTACCGATGAGTGTTGTCGATGAGAGGTAGTGGTTAGTGTGCTCGTAGTACGATTCGTGCTCGAGGCGCCTTTTCTCTAGCTGACCACGAACCCAGAAATCCGAACAACCAGGTGATTGCGTACGAATTTCATGCTCGTGCCTAGTCCGGATCGCTATATCCCACTCATGCTCGATGAGAACAACCCTCACCCGGCTTGACATACCCAACAACATCGATTCGGGCTCCATGGCGACATAGACCGGGATTGGTGAAAACTGGTACCGGTACTGTTCGTAGAACAGTGTGTCGGACACGAACCGGTCGATGAGGAGGTAATTGGTGATGTCGGTATCGATCTCGGCCAGCTTATCAACGAACTGCTGAACCGGACTGTGGTGTCTAGGGTGTATCCCTTTGAAATGGAGCACCTCCACCGAGTTCCCAATCCCTACAAGATACTGACTGCTATTCCCCACAGTGGTTGATTTCCCAACCCGATCCGCTCCCAGCACAATCACCGACTCCATGACAACACCTGCAATATCCACTTACCCTAGCACGGATCCGGCTCGTTGAAAGCCATATATAGCTAAACTGCCATGACCGTCCCTCTTGTCCGTTGGGGAATCCGTTTTACCGCCAACCCCCTGCGCCGCCAGCAATGGGTCCAAGACCTCTACGACGACGATACGAGAACTGTCAAGCGTGGTGAGTTATTCCTCAACGAGGTGCACGAGGAAGTTTATTATGTCGGACTGGACGGTATTGCGAAGACCGTGAACGGCACAGGGCCCATCCCATTTGGCCGTATCGATTTTACCGGCCTGCGCGAGTTCGCCGATGACTCCGCGGCCGCCGCTGCTAGCCCCGCAGTGCCGGTGGGTGGTATGTATCGCACAGGGAGTTTGCTAAAGGTCCGGGTCGCATAGATTCTCCTATGTATCTCCAACCCTTATAGTGACTTCTTTTGCCACTGCATACCTCACTCAAACTGGGTGGGTTTAATTTTAAATCTGGAAAAAGCCTAGCCATCTCTGACACTGATTTACTGAGGACTATTCCATAAACTTCATGGTACCAGTCTCTGGGCTTATAGCTATAGCTATTGGGTCCCATCTGAGCTAAAGACATCCTCCTTTTGGCCTCTTCTGATCTCTTTACCCCATAATGGTGGCTAAGTTCTCCTCTTTTCCCATAGTGGGGGCTATTTTTTCCACTCATTTTCTCGGACATTATCCTTTTAGTTGACTCTTTTACCACCCTCCCGGACGTCCCCTCTCCGCCATTAGTCATATTTCTCAATACCCCCCACTCCGGGTACAAATCTGCCCTGCCGTAAAATTGAATAAGGGCTTTTTCGTACTCAAAGGCTACGTCTTCAAGTAAATTATTATGAATAACCTTTATGTACTTCCTATCCTTAGGCCTAGGAACCCTCCTGTTAGCAGAGCAATAGGGTCTTTTGGGTCTACCCTTGCCAACATAGTAAATAGTGTTTTCTCTGCCAAATCTGTCTGCACCCTCGCGATAGTAAGCATAGATAACAAAGTTGTCGTTGGGTTGTCGATCGGACATTCGCTCTGGCGGTAGGTCTGCTAAGTTGCTTTCAACCCCCCCCCGTCGCTTTAAATTCGGTCGGTGCCCGGGACGTTGAAAGCTTTATGAGATTCAATTTCCCCAGGGATAATTCCCTACACCCGCCATGTCCGTAACTACCCTCAAACGTCTAATCGGTATCGAATACGAGTACAAGCTTGCTCTCCAAGCCTGGTTTGCCACCGTGCTGTCTGACGAGCTACTGGTGGGCTGGTCGTCTGGCGCTAACACTCCTGCCGCCCGCACCGCCCTTCGCAATAAATTCGTAGCCTGCGGCCCGAGTATGGGTTTCTCGGCCAAACAGTTCGCCTATGGCGTCCTCGAGCTGGTAATCGACGCTCTGGTCAATAACGTCGATGTGCCCACCGACCCATACGTCAACGCTCTCAACGACCAGTTGGTCAATGTCACCCGGTATGTGGGTCTTGAAGGACAGGAGGACTACAATTTCATGGTGGCCGTTTACAACCTCAGCGTCACCCTCGACTCGATCTTCACCAACGTGGCATCGGTTAACAACGCCCCGGCCGGAACGAACAAGACCATCACGATGGTACGAAGCACCGTCTATACCTTCGCTGCTGCCGACTTTGGCTTCACCGACCCTCTCGACAATCCGGCCGACGACCTTCTCGCCGTGAAGGTTACCACCCTACCCGCAGCCGGTACCCTGAAACTAGTTGCTGTTAACGTTGTTGCTGGAGACTCCATTCCTCTCGCTAGCATCGGGTCACTCAACTACACCCCGGTCAATGGTGCGTTCGGATCTCCCTACTCCACATTTACTTTCCAGGTGCAGGATGATGGTGGTACGGCGGGTGGCGGTGTCGATCTAGACGCTACCCCCAACACCATCACGTTCAACGTAACCTGAGACATAGAGTAACCAGTTGTGAATGGACTATACCGCTGCCGGTGTGTTATAGGGTATAGGCCGTACGCCAGCGACCGACTAATCGTATTCAGCGAAAAGCAGGTAGCTAGTGTCAGCGTCAACCTAAAATGGGACGCGAACAATATCACCCGGAATATGGACGGTAACACCGAAGCCGGCCAATTCGCGAACGCATTGACCGGTTCAACAGCCAGCGTCACCCTGTCCGACCCCTATATGACAGGAATCGCCTGGGCTGCTCTGTTCGATTCGGCCGCCGCGTACGGTAACTCTACCCAACGCAGCATGGAACAGCATTATGCTGCCGCCATGCGGTGAGGGGGAAAACGAGTCGTCGGGCAAATGCCGCGAATACCCCGAGATCGACGACCCGCAGTTGCGTAAGGCGGGATTTGGCGACTTCGCCCACATCCTTATCAAGTTTTACTATGATGTGGCAGGGACAAAATTCGCCCTGGATACGTATTTCCGGCTACAGAATTTCTCCATACAACACGGTAATACCTACCCGCAGGTCTCATTGCAGGGGGTCAACCCCCAGACGGTTGTCTTCAACCAATCGCTAGTCAATTTCCAGCTCGAGGAGAACAAAACTCTGGAAGAAAACCTCACCGAGATAGTTGAAAAATACAACTACCAGGTATCCTTTTGCACCGATCCGGAACAAAAAGAGACTAAGCGATACCTGATGCCCAGATCGTTCAAAGAGAAGAGTGTTACGGCGGCTGAGGTGTTAAAAAAGTACCTGGATAGTGTAGGCGGCACGATGCAGTCCCTGCCGACTCGCGAATACGCCAAGAAAATCTCCCTGTGTACCCGGGCTAACCTGAATCAAGGGTGTTCGGTCTTCTACCTGGGTAAGGGTCTGTACGAGAACTACACAATTACAGGTAATGTCGACCCGAACATCTGGAACCTGAACGCGGAGTTCAGCACCGAAAGGGGGTTGGGATACAACTATTCCGATGTGCCGTTACGGGATCAGGAAAAATATACCCTGTTTCCGATCCGGGCAAAGGAACGTGAGGAGAAACTCCGCAACGCCAATAAGGTGGTGACGTTCGGCTCGGAACAGTTCGCCAGTTATAATAACCGATACTCGAATAAGCTGAGCACTAGCGGGTATATTTGGCGAGATCAGGGGCCGGAAATCACCACCACGAAGGTCCAGAACACCAATATGTACGGTATAGGGGTCAACGGCAACACCCCCAAGGCAATGCTGGATGGCACGGTTATCACCCCTCCTAACGAGGCTGGCCGGGTTGTCATCGCCACTAACTATTTCCTTCGGTACTGTAATCGTGCCGACCCCCAGGTGTGCTGGAATACCGCCATCATGCAGGAGTCGGTCAACCTNNCCACTATTGCCGAGGGNCTGAANGCGTATTCGAANGTGAAAATCGGCGATGTGATCGGGACCGCGACTAACGAAAAACCCGAATTCATTCGGTTNTATGTNGGNGGGAACGGCTCGAGGGGACGTGAAGTGACAATTGACCCACCGCTGGTGTGGAAGTACGCCATCCCGGTGGAGAAACTCACCGAAGAGGAGAAGAAAAATATCGGGCTAGAGAGCACGGCCGATAAGCCGAGTGGTCCGGTAACCCCCACCCAAGCTGGGGCGGTGATAGGGAGAGTCGGGAGTACCGGTCGCAGTACCGGACCCCACCTCCATGCTGAGTTTATCCCCGCCCGGCCAATAGTTGCCGGGGACCTAGACGGCATCATAACAATTGGGGGGAAATCTCCCTCAGCATGGTTTACCAGCTCTGGATACGGTCCTCGAACCGCACCTACAGCCGGGGCATCATCGAACCATAAAGGGGTAGATTTGACCGGACCACCGGGAGATATAAATAACCAGCCAATCGAACTACTGAATGGCTCGGTAGTAGAATCTAATTCTGAACCAGGATATGGTAACTACGTTGTTATCAATACCCCAAAGGGGAAAATACTCCTGGGGCATTTGGTGGATGGGACCCGAGCCCCAGCGACTGGTACCCAAGTCGGGACTGGATCGAAGTTCGGGACGGGGGTTCAGACCGCCCCCACATCCCTGGGGGCCGAGCTCACCACCTCATTTCGGGGTATTCCTAGGGCGTTGCGGATCATCCCCGGCCGGACCATCCTGTCGTTTGTCACCAAGTACGATGAGTGGGTGGAGCAGGGCCGACCGGCCAGTATCGACCCGGGCGTATGGATTGCTGGGAGATTCTCGCGCTGGTTCGTGAAAGATGTCAGTTATCAGTGGGGTCAGGGAGACCTGCGCGTATCGTTGTCGGGTATTACCGACTGGGGGAACATCACATCTCGGTTGAATACGCCAACGTTTGAGGAGTATCTGGCCGCTAGCGGATTTAAGGAGACCAAAGACTACTACGGCTACATCCGATCGGCTGGCGACTTGTGCTGGAAACTCAAGGACGGGAAAACATCTTGCGAAGTGTTCTGTGCAGATGCTCAGCAGTTCCAGAACTACCTGAGGGCGGGTCAAGACCAGGCGGATCCGTCCATCGGCGGGAGTTTCCCAAGCTCTCAATGCGAATATACAGGTACGGCATACAGGAACAAAAAGGCTGAGATCGAGCAGGTTATGGGAGCTTTACGGACTATGGGCATCAATACGAAAGAAGCCTATTCGGGAGTGTTAGGTAATTTAGCTGACGAAAGTGGGTTTGACTTCAATATTCACAACACCAGTAGACAAAATCTTACCTGCACTACGGATTCTTCTGACCCTCCGGCTGGTAGAAAAGAGAAGTGTTACGGAATCGCCCAGTGGGGTGGTGTACGTAAGCAGAACATACTTAAGAGGTATGGGCAGACTAGTAGCTTAACAAGTCAACTACAGTTTATGGCTAATGAGATTAAAGAGGGGAGAGACGCGAGGAAGGATACGCCACAAATCATGAATGGGGCTAAATCACCGGAAGAAGCAGCAAATCTGTGGAACCGGTATTATGAGAGAGGTAAGGGGGGAATTCAGAACAGGTCTAATCAAGCTCGGATTATCTTTGATGGCTTGAAGTGCGCAAGGATTAATCCCTAACCCACCATGCTCCTCATCAAGTCCATCCTCGGCATGTTCATGCGCGATGTGATCGAGGACTCGGTCAGGAGTGTTGCCAAGCGTGAAGCTGTAGCACAACTGGCCGAATCGGTCAGGGTGGAATTTCTTCGGACCGTAGCCGAGGGATACACCCGAGAGGTCACCCACAACATCGGACAATACGTCCGATCGGTCGAAGCCATATCCGTGGTGGTGTCAAGCGACAACACCGGAGAACGACTGTACACCGCCCTGCAGAGCTCGCTGAAGAACCTTGAGGTCGAGCTGGAACGCCAAGGACCCGACTCCGCAGTAGTCCAGTATCTGCAGGAAAAGTACGGGGGACGAGATGACCGGGCCAACGCTTACTCTCTGGTGGGGCTGCAGCAACGCCCGGTGTACTCAATGCTTTCGGGTTACTCTGAATCCGACCAGTCCGATCAGCCCTGGCTCAACCGGGCACTGGCTGACTCACCGGAAATAGGGGAAGTCCTAGCCACCGAAGCATCAAGGATCTTCGAGAGGTTGTTCGGAGACTTTACCGAAATATCGTGACCCCTTTGAGGTATTCTCTGAGGCGTCCAGGACCTGGAACTCCGCGTGCAGGGCATGGTAATCGAACCACGACTCGGCCATTTCTACCGACTCCAGCTTACACACGGTCCCCCGACACCTAACCGCTATCGTCTCCAGATCCAACCCATTCTCCCTACACCACTCCTCCACCAACCGTATGAACGGGTACACGTGATCGACGTGATACGGACCAAATATCGGGCGACCGGTCAACGACGACTTTATAACCGATTTGCCCGCAAACCGTTTTCGGTACTCCCGGATCTGCGGATCTATGACATCCCGTAGCGCCCGCAACACCTCCCGACGATTGACTTTACCCTGGTCTGGTATGGTGGTATTGGGAAACATCGCCTTTACGACAACTTGCTTCCCCACCCAAACCTCATGCCCGGAGTTCGGGGTGACAAGAGCAATCCCTTTGACCCGCTTCCCATTAAACGACCTCTGCACAACCCGGAACTGCACTTGCCCGCGCCCCATGATCCGGGCGAATCGAGAAATCCGCCCCAAGACATCCGATACGAACAATGAGTCGTCGGGGGATATAGTCAAACCGATCTCGTACCCCGATACTATCGCCGACCATCTTGCCCCGAACCCCTTCTTGCTGTACTGGGTCCCAGCGACCTCTACGTATCTTCTGACAGACATTCTGACTCACCTAATACGTAGGCCATCAACTTGCTGGTCTTCACCCGTATCCGATCAGCAGAGTTAGCACTCGGGTACTTGCGGAAGATTGTTGAGTTAGCCCGTTTGTCAACATACGTATCGGATAGAAATTCGATATCGGCGTCGGGGAGGGAAAACAACCTATCTACGACATCCCTGTAGTCGTCTAACATCCGGTCCAGGTTGTCATCATTCAGGTCGACGCTGTCCACGGGCATTTCCGTGTCCTCGTTGATCTCGAGAAACGTGGTCTGGTACGCGGCCCGGGTCTCAGTAACCATAGAGATGGGTATGTCCGTCAACTTAGCTAACTCCTTGTCGGACATATTCGGATCGGATCCGATGTGTTTCCTGATCCGCATGTAGCAGTCGGCGTAAGTGCGCGGGATCCGGATCATCCGGGAATGGTCACGCAAGTAATTGAGAACCTGGAACGTGAGTGAGCGATTCAGCCACGTACTGAAATTAGCCTTACTCGGGTCCCACTTGTCGTAAAGCTTTACCATCGCCTCTAGGGCCACCGATCGTAAATCCTCAAACGGTAACCCGCTGAACTGTGAGACCTTTCGGGCGGTATGGCCCGCCTTCCACATATTCTCCCTGATGTGTTTGTCCCGGGTCCGTTCGTACTCCGACCGGTGTACCCCCTTAAGAGGTTCTAGTTCTATAGGTCTCATGTTAGTTCTTGCATGAGTTGATAACGAAAGCCTTGAGCTGTGAGGCGGGCATGATGCCGTCTCCGTTGAAGGCGACCAGCTCGGACTCGGGGCCAAAGATGGCGATCTCCGGGGTGCCGTTACCGGACTGGCCGGGCACTAGGGATTCCAGGAACCCCCAACCGTCCTCGAGTACATCCATCTCCCCCCAGCCCACCCGGAGCTCGGGATACTCTTCCGCCACCTCACCAGCCACCTTCGCCCAAATGGGCTTCATGGCATCGCACGCCGGGCAGCCCGGCTGACCGAATAAAACCACCCTGTACTTAAATTCGTCCATAGTTTCTCCGTACATATGTACTATAGCACAAATTTCGTCACAAGTAGTTTGTCTGTATAGATCCGCGTCCAAGCCTTCCTGTTATCCTCTGCTGTCCACCTTGGTGGTTTGCTACCGGCAAATGGATACGACTACCACCATGAGCGGCTTTGGACGAATTCATGATCTCATCCCTATAGATTTTCAACCCTGCACAGAACGAGTCGGTAAAATCATCGTGCTTGGTGTAGGGAAAAGCTGTCAGCTCGGACATAAACTGGGATAGGTTGGGGATATCCGAATAAATTGAGACTCGGCCGTCTTCGGCAACCGGAGCAACCTCGTTGGCCCGCAAAACTTTATCCTTGCTGGGGATAATCTCCTTGACCGGGATCTGGAGCTCGGTCCTTAGCATCTGAATCAGCGGCAATCCGGACGCCCGGGCTTCTATATACAGGGTCCGTACCCTCCACATCTTTAACCACACCGGCATGGCTTTAAGTAGCTCGGGAAACTCCATTTTCTCCGAGTACACATGCAGTAAATGGAGCTTGCGAGTCTTCCTGACTACCCCGAACACACAAATCACAGAAGAATCGTTCTGCTGCCCCTTCTTCAGAGCAGTATCGGCCGTAGCATAGACGTACTCGTAGTTCTCTCGATTTTTGTCGTGGTAGCCAAACCAGAAGTCCTTAAATATAGCTCCGCTTTCCCCCCTAGGATTCCCCTGGTACAGCACCTCGAAAGTCTTCTCGTCCTGCTTCTTAATAGACTCTAGAGCGGAGACCGGGAAGAATTCCGGCCAGTGAGATTCGCCGAGATTCCTCCCCAACGGGTCAGTCTCTTCGTCTATACATAGGGCTGGAACGTTAAGTTGTTTCCACCCCTCCGGATCACTAGCAATTAATCTACCTGAAACATCCTCTTTATGGAACCTGGTACCTATACTAGCCACGCAGTTGTTGGGTAACCCCCTAGTGAGGAACTGAGTCGCACACCAGGAAAAAGTTGATTCGAGGACTTGCGAGCTATTTCCATCCTCCAAAAGGTCATCTAGGATACCAATACCTGGCAAATCATCTTCGCTAATTACACCGTATCCGAATCCTGTCACACCACCCCCCGCCGACGCGGACATGATCAGACCTCCCTGCTCAGACCGCACCGTCTTGAGGTTGGAGTTCTTTTCTAGGACCAAACACTCCGGGAATATCCACTGGAACGCTTCGCTAGTAGTGTAGGCTAGTATCGCTCTGGAGTTCTCTTGTGACAGTTTCAGCGCATACGATGCCATAATCATCTGCGCGGTGGGGGATCTCCCTATCTGCCAACTCGGCATCAGCTTACTAAGAAGCATGGATTTCCCGGTCCGGGGGGGAAGTGAGATTACGGTGCGTCGGTAGTCCGTCTCCCCATCACATATGCTCTGCACGTAGTGGCAAATCAGCTCGTGCACTTTGTAGGGAACAAACGTTCCGCTGCTTGACACTTCCCGGGTAATGTATTTGGCGAACGTAGTGAATTCCGTTCGGCACCGTAACCTCAACAACTCCTTCTTATCATCGTCCCCAAGATCAGCTATTTTCGCAGTCATCTCGCGAACCCGGGACTTCTCTTCCGCTAACTGGATCTTATTCACAAGCAGTCTTTCCCTCTCGAGCCGTAACGGCGTCGTATATCGAGCTTTCACCCGGTACGGTGGGCGTCGCAACACCAGTCTCCTTCAGTATCCCTACCTGGCTGGGTGACAGCACCGAATCCAAGAGTTGCCGGGGCTGGGGTGATGTCTCACCCAGCTTCGACTCGGCACTGATCGCCAGGATCCGGTCCCGATCAAACAACGTGCGTTCAGATGGGTACGGGGCGGGGATAGCCGGCCCGTAGGTGCCCAGTACCGAGCCGTAGTCGACACCGGGTGTCAGGCTGCGCCACTCTCGGTCCGCCGGGGTAATCCCACCCCTCAAGATCTTCAGGGCTTCGGCACGGCTCTTCTGCCCTAGGGCCTCCAGGCCGGGTATATTGGCAAACGAATCGGCTAGGTTCCGGGTAACCCGTACCCCCGCACTTCCCCCCCTCTTCACCTGATCGAGTTTTTTCACAAACTTGTACAGGTCCCGGATTGCCTGGGCGTTCTCCCGGACATCACCGAATAGGTCGGGCAAGATACCGCCACCACCCTTCTTGTACACAATGTTCGTGAGAAGATTGTACATCGAGTCGATAAGTTTCCGTTCGATCGACTCCACACCGGTAATGTTGTTGTCAGCGGTCTTAAAAGACTTCTCAACGGCCTCGAAGGTATATGCCATTTCGGCCAAATGCTCAGGGAGGTCAGCAAACCTCGAGGCATTAAACCTCTCCGCCATATCCTTCACCCTGCTGACCTGCTCAACCATCTTGGTGAGATCGGACCGATTTGACGGGATCAGGTTGGAGCCGACTAGGGTATTAGTGAGCCCCTGGGCTTGTGCCACTGGGCCCGTATTATTGGGTACAGGAGCTCCGGACGGGTTATATGAGTTGGCATTATTGGCCGTCAGTGCTCCGCACTTCTCAAGCAAATTGTTTCCGTCACTATCCTCCCCATGACTAGTTTTTCTGCACCCCGGGGCACACGGGCAACCATCACCAGAAGCCGACCCACCAAAAACCCCCCTCAGTCCCTTTACCCCGCTAGCGATTGTCGCGGCGGCATTGAACCCACCACCGACAAGTTCGCTGAGTTGATCGATACCGATACCACCATTTCCCAGCAGTTTTGTCATCGATTCGGCCTGGCCTATCATACCCAGAGCGGTGGTGGCCAGGACCGGCAACGATCCCAACCCTGGCGGTAACTTCGACACCGCATCGAGATTAGACAGGGATCCGAACAGTTTCGGTATCTCCCCAAATGCCCCCGTAGTCAACCCCGATACCACACTCTCCAGCAGTGCCGGGCTCACTACATTGGCCTCGATCGCCGTATTGATGGTTCCGGTAACCGCCCCCAGCAGTCCGCCACCTGTGGCGGAGTTAAGGATGGTACCCAGGGCGGTCGGATAAGCCGACGCCAACAGGCCCTGCGCAATATCGATCACCGGTCCGACATACTTGCTCACTTCGAGCGGTAGTTCATCTAACCCAATCGCCACCGCACTATCGATGGCTCCGGCTATACCGCCACTCATCAACCCCGTCATAACTGACGCGGTCCTGGGCTCGAGAGTCAACAAGGCGTTGCGGAGGGTGTCTTGCCCGATCTGGAGCAATGCGGCCCCAGTGTCCCCCGTCACAACTCCGTTCACCAATACGTCTGCTGCGGCACCCACCCCCGCCAAGACGGTCCCAGTTTCCGGTGTCAATGAGCCGTTGTCGTCGAGCTCGTCCCGTATCGTCTGGAACAAAGTTTCTACAGGAATACCGGTCCGGCTAGACAATGCTTCCCGGGCCGCCTGCTGCAACGTATCGGCCCCATCGAATGCGGTTCCGGGCACCAGAGATGCGGACTCCAGGAGGGCCCGCAGGGCGGGGTCCGTACCGGTGAGTGGGGTGTTCCCAATCACAGAGTCGAAAACTACCCCTGCTACATCTCCAGCAACCCAATCGTAGTTTATAGCCGCTACCGTCTCCTCCTCCAGAGCCTTTACTGGGTTGTAGTTGGTCGTGAACTCGACACGAGTTAGCGGTTTATCTAGGGTGTGAAACTTATGGGGGAGACGCTGACCCTGCTTCACCCACTTCATCGAACCTTGGTACCGTTGACAAATCAGCAGCTCGGAGTTATTCCCATCATCTAGTACGACCTCCATCCCATGGAGTTTCTCGGTGCAGTTGGGTTGAATAGTCCGGAAGTACGTTGGTATCGCACTGCTGGGACGCCAACCCCATGACTTGTTCTCGTCCCGTTGACATATTATCTTTATGGTACGGAACCCCCGATCCTCCGAGAATTCGTGTTCCTCTCCGGCTAGCGCCTCACTGCACTCAGGGATGCCAGGGTTCCTCTTCTGACCCTGCTCGATCGCCAGTGTGGTCTCGTTGCCAGGATTGACCCCTTTCTCTACCCACAACCCGTTGGTGATAGATTTCCAGCCCCAAGCCGGCTTCGACCCTACCTGTTTGCTGGTGCGGCGCAAACACACCACGACATCCTGGTTCATCTCGTTACTGAGAATATATGCCCGGCCCTGATTACCCTCGTTACACGCCATTCCCTGGTCGGTGGATCCGTTCCACACCGCCATGCTCTCATCGATTACCGGGAGTTGCAGCGGATTTCCGTTAATCCCCACACCCGGATCACTCCGGATCACTCCGACCACATACATGTCGTCCGAACGGCCACGCCGTTTACCGACCAGGACCTGAGCCCCGATATACCTCGCACTCAGCGTCCCACTATTTGACCCGGAGACAGGAATCCAGCTCGAGGTAATCTCGTCGTCGGTCCTAACCTTCACCCTGCCCAACTTAAGCGGGTCGTTGACATCAGCAATCACCCCCTCCTCATTGAACGGGTCGGAGTACGGGACACCCAACGCCTCTATGATTCGGGTCTGGGCTTGCGCCATCGACGCGATAGGAATAAAAGGGTTCTTTTGCATGTTGTTAGCTAGCTACCACTTCGGGTTCGAAAAACACATCGTCAGCAACCAACAGATCAGCCACCGAATACGCGTATTGCACTCGATTTATAGATGTGCTGGGGGCGTAGTTATCCATTACCGACACCGCAGCGTCCCAGCTACGACCGTTCCGGTTGTAGTAAAATGGCATGCGGATGACTGTTGTATTCGCTGACAGCTCGTCCTGGCACGTACCGATACCGGCAATAAGCTGGTTGGGGTAGTTGTCTACTTCGGCGTCTGTGTCGGTGCCAGCCCTAAGCACATCGACAATGTACGGCACATTGACAGGAGCGTTGATCTCCCTATCTCTCAAGCCGTTTCGGATAACGAACACACCAGAATCCCAGTCGTATCGTAATTCTTCCGGTGTGTGGGCTTTTATACCGAGGGCCCAGAACATAAACAGGAGGGTCAACATGCTACCGCGTGAAGGGAGAATTCCCTGCCAACGAGACACATCGACAACCAGGTTATTAAAGGTTTCGATCGAGGTAAGGTCGGTTGTTGTGTTATATGATCTGCCGCTGTACTGATACACTGTAGATATAGCCCCTGGTACACCCATAGGGATATCGGGACCCGCCGGTTCAAACACGTCTTGCTCAAATACCCCTTGCTCAAATACCCGGACTGGGGGGGCGGGGTTCACCGTGATACCCTCAATTCTCCCCATGTCTATACGACGCAGAGTATCCAGTGAGGGGTCCTGGGTCCACATCGATCCGGACACCTTGTTGACGTGGGCGTTCCGGAGCAAGAGGCGTTTGGTGGCATTGGGCCACTCCAGGTTCCACAACCCGCCCACAAAACCCAGATGTTGGGCCAACCAGTCCAGGTTGAGGGGGTAGCAGGTATCGGGGATCTAGGTAGGTACGGTAGAAGTTATCCAGGACGTGTTTGGTCCCGGACAACAAGTCGTCGGCCCCGGACGTCAGCCACTTTGCCGGGGTATCTGGTTCGTCAGGGTTGTTGTATGTGCCCTCAACTCCAGGCAACCTGCCATACACCGGTCTCCCGATCCTGTCATCTACCGAGACCCGGGATCCCCGAATACCCGACATCACTACCTCAACCCCGGACCGGTATAGTTCGGTCAGGGACCCATAAGCCGCTATGGCAAACTCCCTATTTGTCAGATCTTCGTCCCAGATTGAGTCGATCGTGTCTGAAACAAACTCGTACCAAGCCGGATCTAGACTGGACTGCAAGGTGTTCAGCAATCTCTCACGTACCACCGTTTCAACTTTTACCGTCGCCTGGTTAGTCCCAAGCAAAGCCCGGACGAAGTTGTCAATCGAATCTGTCAGTGAACGGACCGTAACCGAATCTGCGTAGCGGGTGGTGATGACCCGTCGAGTAAAAGTTTCGCTAGAGTATGTACTGGGGGGCAGGTATACAGTGGCAGGGATACTCGCTACCCTAGTGACATCGATTGTCCCGGCTCCTGCCGGCAAACTAAATCTCCCCCTCGCGATGCTACGTAGAGTAACCTTTTCGGTGCCAAATACAAAGTAATATAGTCCTGGCACCGTGAGGGAATCGTACCTCCAACGGTCACCTGACACGCGACCCAGAATACCAATCTCGCATTTCCCCCTCTCACATCCCGTGTCATTTCCAGACACCTGGCACCTTGCCCCTACCATAGAGCAATTTTCTAGACCTCCACCCAGTGGTACCCCGTGACCGGTAATGGGTATTATTACATCGGAAGTTCCCCCGAAAAAAACTCCTGGCTCAAAGACATTCTGCTCAAATACTTGCAGGTTGGGCGGGGATAAGTGGGGTTTAATGTGTACATGGGATACAGACTTGTACCGGGTGTCATCGTACAGTTTCTCGATCTGCTCATTGCGGCCAGATGTTAGCTGTTCGTCTAGACCGGGGCGAAAATCGATACGACCCAGGGTATGGGAAAATATCTTAGCGGGGCGGCGATTCTCGAATTCGTAGACTACCCGACCCGCCCCGCGGATAAATGCCGGCGACAGGAGTTTCTTCGCCGCCCCACGATCCCAAGTACTGTTACTAGATAACACGGTATAGTCCCTCGTACGTGTAGGTCAGGGTGCTAAAGTCAACCACCGAAGTTAGTGAAACTACCGCCCGGTAAAGCCTAAACCCGGACGTAGAATCAGGAACCGATAGTGGGGTAGCCGATAACTTATCAATTACCTGCTCGTACTCGTACGTGCACGTTCCGGCCACCTCATCCTCAACACCTAGAAACCTCCCGCAATACCCGTCAGTCGCCCCGGTAATCTCCGGGTCCAGCGCCATCTGCTTGATATCAAGTACAGGGATGTCGACTACGAAATCGAGGGCCAACAGCTCCCGAAGTACGCTCGACCCGGATAGGTTGTTGCCAAGCCCAATAGCTGAGGGGTAGATGAGATCGGCCAAAAGGGTCTTGACCTGATTGGCCAGGGTATCAGTGAAGGTGGTTGTGACCCTAGGATCCCATTGGATGCTGGCAACCACCTCTACCGGCAATACGGTCGGCGCCGACAAGTACACTTTGACATCTAGGGGGACGCGATCCCGCAGTGATGTCAGCAGGAGGGATTGGGTCGGCACGCTGAGCTGGCTGCCATCATCACCACCCGCCACGACATACACCCCCCTGGACTCAATACCGAACCTATCCTCATACGACATAACCCGAACCAGTGTCGCCTCAGGCGCAATGGCTGATACTTCGCCCTCAAAGTCAGTCCGGGAGGTCAGGTTACGCCTGCCAAACAGCTCAAACGCCCTCAACTTCATATCATCGATGGTTTCGAGGTCCGTGCCCCCGGCCGCCGGAGCGTTATTCGTTACCAGGTCAAGTCCAATGAAATTGCGCTCTACACGTCCGATACTACCGGACGGCACATTGTACACAGTCCCCCATCGTTCTGATTGGGCCGTAACGGTTGCGCTGGATCCCGTCATCCGCACCTGGTCCAGAAGTACGAATACCTGTCCGGAGTTGGCATAGACTTTTGTACCGGCGGGAATCGTCACGGGGCGGGTATACCCAGGAACCCGGAAAAATGTCACATCGACGAGAGCGCGGGAGCCGATCCGACGCTGAACCCCCAAACTTCTCAGCCACTGAATCGTCACCGCCTCAGGCAAAGAGTTCAAGTAGTAAAGTAGTTCGGCTTGCGCGAAACCTTGACCCTCGCTGATGGCCGCGAGGGGTGACGCGGGTGTGAAATCGGTCAACTGGCCACCCGACTCGATGTGGATCCGGGACTGAATCGCCCTCACCACCTCATTCACGTTCCTGCTGTCAAGCTGTAACGGGAGTAACGGTCCGAATATCTCAGTTGCCATGGTGGTTGATTATTAGTCGAAGGTGGAGGTGCGGGGACGTTGGGAGTAGGGCAGACCTGTGTCGGCGTTATCAGCGGCGTAATCCGGCACCAGGGTGGTGTCGATATAGTCACCGTTTGAATCGGTAGCCGGGTCGTAAACGGTGTACCCGTTCATCCCGACAACAATCTCGGACAGGTCGACGCTGTACATGATCTGGTCGGCCGGACTCATAGATCCGATGCCACTCAGATCCTTCAAGGTGCCGATCGTACCCAGACCGGCAATGGCCCGGTTGGTGCCGCGTAAGTCCGAGATGTCCGCTAGCGACATCAGTGTGGCAATTCCGGGCCGTAAGAGGTCGTCGAGAGGTTGGAGGGTCGCATACCCTTGATACCCCTCAGTCAACGACTTCACAATGTTGTCTGGCAGATTGGTACCGTCTGTCCCCATCCCCGGATACGCAACACCGCTGAAGTAATCGGCGGGTGTCAGATACCCAGTCGGAAACCCAACACCGCCGGAGTCGCTATCAAGTCCGGTGCTGTCATCAAGCTCGATGCGGGTCCCGGCAGGCAACTTGTCCAGCTTGTTGTAAGTGACGCTAGACGCCAACTGGCTGTACAGATCGAGGTCGGATACCGAACCGACGAGGTCGTTTTTTACCCGCTGAGTGTCGAGTGTGATCCCCAAGCCCATCAACGACATATTCCAGGGCGTCGGTGAGGGATGACTCGTATGTCGCGAACTCGTTATACGCCTGTAACACCCCGGAGTAAATCCTATCGGACCACACAGATAACGGCTGGCCTTGGCCGTCGATAAACCGGGCGAAGTCCTGGCCCCGACCGTATTCGGCCGTTAACGCATCCCCCAGACTGATCCGATCGAGACGATTACCGATCACATCGCTAGGGGGTGTCGGTCCGAGGAAACCTGTGACCGATTTGCGCCGAACCTGGTTAGCCACCTCGGGGTACCGATCTGGGGAGCCGTAGGCTACCGCCGCCAGCCCGGATATTGTCGACCAGGAGTCGGTCAGGTACGTTGCCACGGCGAATGTTCAGTCTTCTACAGGGCTTTCAACGGTTGAAAGCAGGGTAGAAGCCATTTATCCCGTGGAAGCAACCGTACAAACACTCACGACATCACTACCTGGCGAGGAGCCGTTTATCGGCGATGGCGCTGAGGGAGAGCTGATCTCCAATACGGCCGATGGCCGGTTGTGGGTGGCGGATGTTGCCGGAAACCCAATCGAGCTGGGTGGTGCATGTGTCAACCGACCCATCAACGGAAACCTATTTGCCGGAAACTACATCGACCTCGATGTCACCAATCCGGATAATTTGCCGGTGCCGGTACCTAATCCCAATGATATCCCGGCGGGATTTTACCGAGAGATCCGTCTCCTGTTGAGGTTTGTAGGTACTCCGCTGGAAACGTTCACCACGTATTTCGACTACGACGTTGATTGGGGCGAGGGAGTCGATCCCAGCACGTATGCGGAGACCGGCGCCCTCGTACTCATCGAGTTATGTGTGTTTGGCCCCAGCCCCGCCTGGCTGGGCCGCGTCGTGTGGCACCGCCTGCCCTAGGGACTCCAACCCGTTGAAAGCCTTGTAGAAGAGCCAGCCAATCCCGTCATCACCTGTGGATCGTATCGTATTTCAGAATGGAAGAGTAGTTTCCTCTGCTCTACTCAACAAGATCCAAGAAGGATCAAAGTTCACCGGCGACACCAGGACCGGCTACTACGCCAATCCGACAACCGGGGACGAAGCTGGCTGGGACATCGGTCAACGCGACAGCATCAAGGACTGGGAGATTGCCGACCCCCGCGTTGATAGAGAGTCCGCCCTGGGCCGTAGCGCACACGACGGTATCGTGCTTGGTTGGAATGGCACGAGTGTTGTGGTACCGGGTGTGCCCGCTACCCGCCCCGCCGGCTCCGGTGGCATCGGAGTCACGGTTGAGGCCGGCACCTTTATCAGTCGCGGCGGTAACCAGGTATCGTGGTCGCGCCAGCTAGTTCAGATCCTGGCCGGAGTCAACTCCGTCTCATACCTGTACGTACTCGACGACGGCAGCAACCCGCTCACGATCTCGATGGGTGGTTCGCTACCTAGTGTGACCCAAGCCCATATCCCCCTAGCCCGAATCCAGCTCAACAGTGCCGGGACCTCCCTGGCCACCGACCCCACCAGCGGCGAAGTAGTCGGCACTGGGTATATCGATCTCCGTCCCAATACGTTTGTAGGAAATCTCAACTCATATCCAGCCGAGCTCACTAATACCTCCATCAAGTCAGCGGATTACACCGCCAATGTCTGGGACCGGGTGATTGCCGACACCAGCAACGGCAGTATTATTATCACGCTGCCCGAATCCCCTAGCGATTCCGACCGTGTGGCGGTTGTCGATATCAGTGGGAAGTTTGATCAGTTCCCGCTAATCCTACGCCAAAACCTCGACAGCAATGAGCTTCTGAACAACTCCTCGGACGACTGGATTATCAATATCCGAGACGCCCACCTTGAACTATTTTATCACGAAGCTACTAATCAGTGGAAATTTGAAGAGACCCCGGGTTCCGAGTGCAGCCCTGTGTTGGGGACATTTCTGTCCTGCGGCGGTCGGGAGTTCATTGGAGATCGTGTAGCCACAGAGTGCCCAGACGGCGCCCCACTCCCATCCCGCTACCCAGAGCCGAGCCCTGGAGTTTACGACTTCGAGCCGTCCACACTCGACCCAACCCTAGGTAAATGCTACAGGGCGTACAACAACCTGGTTGCGCTGTTCGCTAACGGCACCGGCGGTCTGATCACTATCGCCAATGCTCCCCGCTGCGACCGTACCGGCATCTCCAGCTCTGTATCGGCCACCCGAAACACCATCTTTATCGACCCAAGTATCGGTGACGACTCGATAGGGAACTCTGGTACCGATCCCAACCGACCCTTCCGAACCCCGGAGCGGGGTATCATTGAGGCGGTAAGAGAATCTCGCCGAGCCGGACAATTTAATGACCGCTACGACAGGGTCATGCTCGAGCTTGCCCCCGGCGATTACTACATCGACCAGAGTCCGGGATCTCTGGCAACCCTGTCGATTACTGAGGATACCGGCCTGATTCAACGGACCGATACAACCTACACCGTCGGGAGTGTACAGGCCGGGGATCGTGTCACCCACCTCACTATCAACGTGGGAGATCCGGTATCCACTCAACCCCCACGCCCACTAAACCTCGGCCGTGTTCTGTACTCCGAATCCGGTGGCGTAGGTAATATCTCCCGGATTGAAAAACAGTCCCCGTCCAGTTCGAACTGGATCGTTACCTTGGAATATGTTAACGGTGCCTTTAATATAAACGACAACCTGTACTACGACAACCTCGCTGTTGTCAACCCGCAAACCGGGGGTCTTATCGTTCCCCGTGGAATCTCGGTTGACGGTGTGGATCTCCGCAAGGTCCGGATCCGCCCGATGTACGTACCCGAGCTAACATCGGTACAAAACGACCCTCAGACCAACCGGACTGCGATCTTTAAGGTGACTGGGGGTACATACGTGTCGCTACTCACTTTCACCGATAACCCTCAGTACGCCCGCAGTCATAACACCGTAACGTCAGTTGCTTTTGCATCACAAGCTGAGATCAATGGCGGAGGTAGCGAAACTTCATACTACAGCCGCATCAACAACTTGTTCAGGGAAATTGATGGCTGGGGCTCCGAGGGTCTCGAAGCCATTCCAGCCGAAACCGTCATCGTGGCCCCAATCGCCAGCAGCAAGGCTAACCGGGACCAGGATATCGAAGAGAACCAGACCGGTTTGGGGGGAGGGGATAGCAGGTCCAACGCCCCCGTTTCCTACCCCGGCGCAACACGGATCCGCGACACCGATGGTGCGATCCTCCCCCTGCCCGACATCAATAGCACTCGGTCCTCATCCCCCTACATTTTCAACTGCTCCGTCCGCAGTATTTTCGGCCTGAACGGTCTGTGGGCTGAGGGTAGCCGCGTGGCGGGCTTCAAATCAATGGTGACAGCGAACTTCACCCAAGTTTCCCTACAAACCGACCCCAACTGCTTCGCCCCTACTACGTATTTCCAGGACCCACCGATCAACAAAGAATCCGGTACAGGTAAGCAATACAAGACGTGCAGTACCGACCTATTCAAGTACCGTCACTTCGGCATGCGTGGTTCTAACGACGCTACCATCCAGATCGTGTCGGTGTTTGTTATCGGCAACTCTGACCACTTTGTGGCCGAGAGCGGCGCTGATTTGTCGATTACCAACTCCTGTAGCGATTTTGGCGACATTTCACTACGTGGTATCGGGTACAAAGATAAGTCGTTTAGTCAGGATGAGGCGACTACCGCCCCGGGGTATAGCGGCACCCGTATCACCAAAATCATTCCGCCCCTCCCCCTCTCCTACTCCCCCCTTCCCGACGGTCGTCCCGCCACCCTCGAAGACACCGAGATCAATACCGGCCTGACGATTGACTACAACAAGACTCTGGCCCATACGTACGTAAATCGTACACCTGGTGGTGATGCTCCTAGCACCATGAGGGTCTATGTCCAGAACTCCAATATCGCCTCGCCCCTGTCACTAGCTAATCCCCCCTCCGCCTCCGACATTGCATTCGGACAATTCTCCTATACCAACCAGGTTAGTGAGGGGGTGTGGGAGCTGGCCGGCGGCCCCAGCCGAGCCAATCGGAAACGGATTTATGTTAGCGGGTTCGACGAACTCGGCAACTCTATCTTGTATGCTGGCAATCTGACCCAACTCGATCCCGGATCGTCCGAGGGGTTCTCAGCTCTCGACAACAAGTCCAAGATCTTTGTGTGGGACCCTGCTCCCCAAGACTATAGCGGCACTCCGGGAGGAGTAGGAGACCTCCCCGATACTATCGTCGGCCCGGGAGCTTGGTACATCCCCGTCACGTACTCCGATATCCTCGAGGAAGAGACCGACCTGGACGACGACGGTTACCTCCTGAAGCGTTTTGACTATGCGTTCCGGTACAAGTTGCTCGGGTCACCATCCGGCTCCGATGCAGTATTCTCCACCCTCGACTTTGTCTTTGACAAGTCTCCTGTAAAGATTATCCGGGCGAACGACACACGTAAAGCTGATGACCGGGTGTACCGAGTGGTCCTGGAAGGGTTTATTAAGGAAATTCGCGGTATCCGTCGTCCTCAGCCCTACTACATCATGGAGAAACAGGCTGGTGTGGCCGGGTATCCACTCAACTCCGGTACCGACCTCCAACCCGATCCGCTGACTATCACGCAAGTCCAGACTTACGATGAAGTGTTCAGGCCCGGCAAGCTGGACGTTCAGTTCCCCGGCCAGTACGTAACCTATCTCACCCAGGGTTCTCAAGCCCGAGGGGTCTTTACGGCTGACCACTACCCCAGCCAGAACCGGGATTACCCTGAACTAACCGAAGACCCGGATGACAGCTCGACTAAAGTGGCTCTAGAGGCCATGCGGGCCCGTTCGGGTGTGTGGTTCAGTATTGGTTCGAGCCCCCTCGGGCCATCGGTAACCCCGATCACGATCAAAACATCATCCAGTGTCAGCACTCCAGGTATCCTTATCGGGCTTCGTCGGCCGAGTGTAATCCGGGCCTCGGGCCACACGTGGGAATGGACCGGATACTTGAACTACGACACGGCTTTCCCCACGTTCCAGGGCGACCCTCTCGACCAAGATTACGCCCTGGGCAAGATCATTGTCGAGGANAGTGGNGGNCGGGTNTACGCGACCGGNATGAACGAGGAAGGTAATTACTACCTGGGTACTACGGTCTTCGATCTGAGATCCGGTGAGCAATTTGCGATCCCACTGTCGTCTGACAGCGATACCGCCAATGTTACCAACCAGGTACTTAACAACGTCGTCATTAGAAACACCCTGCTGATGCAGGACGGGTCGAGTCTGGTGATGGGTCGCGATACTACGCTGTTCTTCAGCAACGACACCGAGTTTAAGTCGTTGACGACCGGTGATATTGTGGCTAGCCGCAACCCGCCTGCGGTCTATGCCTACTAAGTCCCGTGCCGGACTGGTGCAACTGGCTGATAGCTCGATGATCCGGGGTGCGAAGGGAACTTCGGCGACTGGCGTAAGCGACAAGGCCGTTGTAACCGCACTCGATCTGGCTAACGAACTCGATGTCAGGTTTGATAACAGTGTGGCGGGGGGCAATGGTGTCACTGTTAGCACCCAATCTATAGAACTTCCGGGTGGCGATCCCAACGACCCGAATGACAACATAACTCAATTCGGTATCAGCATAGGATTGCCCTTTAACAACCAAACTTTGACATTTGCCAACTTAGGATTGGGAGATGTTGCGGGTCAAAAGGTCAACACTATCTCGAGTGCTGTAGACAAATCTAATGCCCGCACCACAGCTTTGGTGACCGAACGAGCCCTACGGGACTACTCTGTAGAAAGTGACCAAATCACTAGTGGTGCTGTCACCTTCGGTAAAGTAAATACCCTAGCTTACCGCACCTCCAGTCAAGGTATCCGCTCATTTTCTACCGCATCAGACGCCTCATTTGCTACCGAAAAGTCTATTGCTCAAGGGTTTGATTCCATATCAGCATCCCTAAACACTTTTATTAACAACGGATTTAGTAAAAGTTTATTGCCCAGGGGGTTTCAAAGAATAGCAGGAGGTTTGATAATTCAATGGGGAGTTAGCTCTGTTTTAGTTGGCGACGGGGTTTCAGAAACCCAAACCTTTGCCATACCATTTACTGCTGCTATATTTTCTATTGTTGCTTCTAAATCTGGTGGTGCAGTCTCTGGAGCCGGTGACAAAAAACAAAGCTGGGTTGTCTCTAATAAGACCCTAACTAGCTTTGTTATCACCAGTTACATGGAGAATGCTTCTGGACAATATGATTGGATTGCTATAGGGTATTGAGATAGTTCAGTTTAACCATGAGAACACCTAGACGAGTCAGATCCCCCGCCTGGTGGAACCGCCTAACCGCCCTACTCCCCAAGTTCGACCTCCCCGGCATCGAGCCGGACGTGTGGACGGTCGAATTGGCGGAGCGGTGGGTAAGGTCCGTGCCGGCGAAGTGCCCGTTTGAGCGAGCGGTGTGGTGGCGTGGGGTGTTGGTTGTGTACATACCGGCTCTGTGCCCGTTGAATCCGATTTCGGGGCAGCTCTACCGGATCCGGATTGCGGCTCAACAGTTCCTGCTGTCAGGGGATCCGAAATAGCAGCAAAAACAGTCCGGATATGCTAGACTTGCCCTATTAATTTAATCCAATGGCCGAATCTGACCATTTAACTCCTGAAAATTTTGTTGTTTATGCTTTTTCTAGGGGTTCCGATAGTAAGACAGGTCCGAAAGGTTCTTACTATTACATCGGAAAGGGTAGGCCTGAGAGGCCTTATTACTGTTACGGGAGAAAAACTGCTAAGTGTCCTAGAGATAGAAAGAAAAATATTCATATATTATATAGTGGATTAGATGAAAAAACTGCCTTTAAATTAGAGGTAGAACTCATTGCCAAATACGGTAGAATTGACTTATACCCTGAGTGGGGTATTTTACACAACCTTACTGATGGTGGGGAGGGAGTCTCAGGTAGACAGGTGTCAGAGGATACTAAAAAGAAAATCTCTGAGAAAAACCGTGGCAAAAAGCCATGCAGAAAAACAGTCCTGGGTCCAGGTGACCCTGGATACAAGCCTATAGACTGGTATCACCCAGAGTACGGAGATATTAAAGGTAGATCCATAAGCGACTTAATAAAAATGTTTCCCAAAGACAATCTTAAACATCAAAACCTTAGCCTGGTCTCTAAGGGAAAGTACTACCAATACAAGAGATGGAGGCTTTTAAAAAACAAAAACAATAACCCCAGACAAAAATATAAACGTGACTGGTATCACCCTGTTCATGGAGAAATAATGCAAAAAACTATATCTGAGTTAATGAACATGTTTCCAGAAGAGAATCTTTGTTCAAGCGCCCTTAGTCAAGTCACTAAAGGAAAGTATTTTCAGTTTAAAGAATGGAGATTACTAGAGAGTAATCATACTCATTGGAGCAAGAAAAATATTCCTCGCAACTGGTATCACCCTATTTACGGAGAAGTTTTGCAAAAATCTTGTGCTGCTCTTATAAAAATATTCCCAGATCAAAAACTTAACCGGGGAAATTTAGTTCAAGTTACTAAGGGTAAAACTATGAGCCACAAGGGGTGGAGGCTTCTCCACGGACCAAACCCCCCGGACTCAGGTAAAACTGTGCTATAGTTGGTAAATGGAGCGGATCCCGCTCCCATATCCAAGGAAAAACCCAAATGGCATCAACTGCAACGTTTACGGTCAACGTCCTCAACGTCGGTACTAGCTCACCCGATCTCGCCCCCCTAGCCGGTCGGGAATACGAAAAAAGCTACGTTTCTCTCCCAAACGCAAATCTTCCAAAATCCCTACGTGTCGGCCTAGATAAGGTCCACACGGCTCTAACTGGCGAAGAACTTCAGCTCGAATTGAATACTTTTCTGGTAAAATCCGAAGACGGCGTATACAACCGCCTATTCGGACCGATCCTTAAGGTCGGTGTGGATGGTGTCGAAGGCACCGAAGCCGGCAAAGCCTACATCCAGTGGGGTAACCGGTACATCCCGGTGTCCCTGGGCAAGTCGGGCGTATCCGTCGACATCAACGGTCAAACTGTCTCCCTCGAGGCCGAATTCGCTGAATTCAACTTCAGCGGTCGCGGCAACGACATCGGACTGATGATCTCGGTTGACGAAGAGGACGGATCCGGGCAAGTTGTACTGCCCGTAGCTGTTCGCTTTATCGATTGGGAGAATCCTCCCGAAATCAAGGCTCTTAACGCCATGATGAAGAAGGGCAAGGACGCCGACATCCTTTCCCTGGTTCAAGAAGTAGCTGCTCGCGGAACCGGTCGCCAACGCGCCGACCACGAAATCGACTTCCGTGACCTGGATGAGGGCGAAAGCTTCACGGTGGTGAGTTACAGATCGATAGATACAAAATATGGTGTTAGTTTTAGAGTTGTTTTGGGCGATCACCCTGTGGTCGGCGAAACGTCTGAGTGCTGGGCTCACGCCTCCCTCCGACCTCTCCTCGCTACTCAGCCCGAGATCTCGGTTGAGAAGCCCGCCACTATCCACATCAAGGAGAAGACTGTTGGGGCTACTGACGGCAAGGTCCGTATCCGCTGCAGCATGATCCTGTCCCAACAGGAAGAGGTTGACAGTGACGCGCTGGATCTCAACTTTTAAAGGGAATCTAGACCACCATAATTAGGTCTAAATAGGGCTGAGGGGGAATTACTACCCCTTGGCCTTTCCTATCAAAAATTAAAAGGCCATGCTATAATGGTGTCCATGAACAAAAAACCCAAACCTGACGACAACTTCGTCGTCTACGCTTATTCTCGCAGTGAGGGTAGTGAAAACGGCCCCGAGGGTAGTTTTTACTACATTGGAAAAGGGAGACCTGAGCGCCCATACAACTGTAAAAGCAGGAAGCATATAAGATGCCCAAGAGACAAAAAGAATAATATCCATATCCTCCACAATGGATTGAGGGAAGATGTAGCATTTGACTACGAGATAAAACTCATCAAATTTTATGGGAGAATTGATACTCAGGAGGGTTGGCAAACTCTTAGAAACTTGACTGACGGGGGAGAGGGAGCTTCAGGAGCAATAGTTCCGAAGGGTTCTAGAGAAAAAACTACTGGAAGGAATAATAAAAACTACGTAGCTAGGTGCTGGTCTCACCCCGTCCACGGATTTGTAATGAATAAGTCTGTTTCTGAAATAGTCAGAGAATACGAGTCCGATAAACTCTTTCAATGTGGGCTAAGCATGCTTGCTACCGGGAAATGTTTTAGTTATAAAAAATGGGTAATAGTTTCTTCTGGCGAAATAAATTTTAATCTAACTAAAACTGAGTTAAGTAAAAAATATGGGCAAGAATATGCGCTAAAGAAACTTGAACAGATTAAGAGAAACAAATCTGGAATAAATCATCACAAGTATTCCCCCAGAAACTGGTACCACTTGGTACATGGGGTGGTGTTGAATAGATCTTGTAGAGAACTTGTCAAAATGTTCCCTGGTGATGGTCTATCCCCAGGCTGTCTGTCAAATCTGGCAGTTGGGAAAAGTTTTTACCACTCGGGCTGGATATTTCTGGGTGATAAGACTTCTCCTACTCCAGAGATGGTGAAAAAATTAAGTAAAGCACACGATACAGGTAAAGATTTTGACTGGTATCACTATGAACATGGAGAAATACGGGGAGTTTCAGTCGTTGGATTGGCCAAAATGTTTCCTGAACAAAACCTTGGTCATGCTAATCTGTCTCGTCTCCAAAGCGGTTCAGAAAAGTGGTACAAGGGTTGGGTTACCCTTGAAAACAAAGATCTGTCAAATGATCATCCCCCTAGGGGTATTCCCAGAGACTGGTATCACCCGGATGTAGGAGTTGTTAGGGGGGTAACAGCTAAAGAAATGACCAGGCTTTACCCTGAGTACGGTTTAACTAGTAATGGCCTCTGCGATCTCGCCAATGGTAAACTGAGGACTCACAGCGGGTGGTCCTTGCCACCCTGTAGACCAGATGAGCTAACCCTCTACCGTTGAAAGCTAAACAGACACGATAAATCCCATGACCGATACCGCCTCTGTCCCTTACGGCTGGACCTCACCCGACCCGGACACAATCGCCTACGACTTCGGCGAAGCGAGATTCGGTAAGGCTCCTAATGACATTCCGGCCAACGATACCGGCACAGACGGGAAAAGCCAAGAGGACGAGTACCATAGCGAGTCCGTTCCCGCTGACAGCGATCGGGGCCCGGCCAAAGTGACCGGTGGTGAAAAATCTTCATACGGTGGCACTAGCGACTACAAGCCGGAAGCCGATGATAAGGGGCCGGGCGACACCGGCACACTCGACTTGCCGGTAGGCCATGTCGTAACCGAGAACGGGGTAGTTCAAGGGCGTAACTACTACCTCGTGCGGGATATCAAGACCGAGAAGGTCTATGGTGTCGTGCCAAANTTCAAAGAGGGCCAGCAGTACAAGACGGGCATGAAATCTGACCGGACCGGTGCGTTATCGGATGTGTATCGAGTGCTGTCCGCATCGCTGCCAGACTCGTCTCTCGC